CCCTGTTTTACTTCTAAGGCAAAATTTTGGATCGTCCACTTCTAAAGTTGCGACCATGTAAAACTAGAACATTCCGGAGCAGCGCTCCAATATGTTCAAAAACCATGATAACAATCATAAAGGAGCGACTAATCCACGGAATATTCCCGTCGGCCCGTCGCTGGGCCTACAACACCAAAATAGGTGTTGATAAAAAGAAGTGAAGAGAAAAATCTTCTGAACTAGCATAAGCAACATTAACTACCATTTCGGTGCGAATATTGTTAAATGTAGCATTGAAGATCGTTCTTTCAATAAATTCATTCGGTGTATGAGGACCTAAATTCCTCGGAGATGTGAATCGCAAGTTTGAATACACCGGTAATTCGAACTCGCCGTATGGTTTAGCACTGAGAATATCAGTAGCAGAACCACACCATGTCATGTGCGGAAAAGTTGCAGTAGCATCAGCATCATAAGTGGTTTGACTTGACCTTGACACATGGGGACACCATGATCGAAGACCACCACCCCAATCTGAATTGCGCAATTTGATTCTCATGCTCCCTCGCATGCACACATATGCAGAGGAAACATAGCGAAAGATATTTTCTGTCGTATTCGCTATTACGACTGGAGAACTGGAAGATATGTCCTCTAATGGATACAATGGCAACGCCACACGTACATTAGTTAATCCATTAGTGCCAGAGCCAATTACTTCATGTGTTGTAACAAAGCGTTTCAACATTTGTCTCCATGAAGCAACCCCTTCTCCAAAGTAGATATCATTAAGACCATAGACGTCTGAAGGAGGACCCATTGTAACATCAGGAGCTAAAGCTTCAGGAGCATTTGCAGTGTCAGAATCTTGGTTGCGTTCTTCACCGCCTTCACCCTGAGGAACAAAATCAGGTGAAGCGTAAAATGATATACCGTTCAATTGTGGTTCCCAGTCACCAACAGGGATATTGGTCGGACGAGACAAAATAATACGACGATTTAAAGGAACACTCGCAGACACCACATAAGATGAATCAAATGGCACTGCGTTGTTGGTAAATGTGTCAAATTGCACACCATTTACGGCAGAGGGAGTCGTCATAGTTAGAACCACAGTTTGCCCATACGAAGTCTCTGGTGGAAGAAGTATTGTCAAACTTTCACCCAAAACTGTATGGGTAATGTATTCATTTGTAGAAGAAGGATAAGTATCAACCAAATGGTTTCCAACCATCAATTGAGCCAATGATCCACCAGTTATAATATTTTGTAAATTGCCAGCTGGTTTAGCAGTGGTTAAACTCAAAATTTGAAAATCATCAGTTGCGAACTGGTCCACATCAAAGAAGAAATTTGCAAGATTCCATCCTTCATTAACAGGCCATGTGTAGTCGAAACTACGTGTTTCATCAGCACTCATGTTGAACGAATATCTCACTCCACGCCATAGAATATCCATGCCCAAAGGTCCACTACCATTTTTAAGAGTAAGAGTACCTTCAACAGTTTGCGCTTCACTGAAAAATGAGGATATACTATAAGCGCTGGGATTAGTAACATCAACCACTTGAAAAGTGTCCGTAGAAAAAGGATCCGTTCTTGACAAATCTACAGGATTGCCCCACGTAGAAAATCTAGCATTAGCGAAGATTATATCTTCACCGTCTTCCGGATCAGGTTCAACTGGATTCACAATTGGCGCTATATTTGTCAAAGCACCACATTTTGGAACAGCAACCTCAAAATCCGGACATGCACGTGTGAAGACATTTATCTGTACGCTAGCGGGAGTATCACTGGGCGAAGTAATAGGGTTGACTACAAAAACACTCAACATACCGTTCGCAAACGGTTGAAGAGCTGCAGATTGGGTTGTACGAGGCTGTGCTTGCAAACCAGTATTTACATCTGGAATGGGCAAATAATCTCGATTCTGGCCCCAACCTATTTTGAAAACAACCTCAGATGATTCAGAAATGTCAAGCAACATCGAATAATTCGTATTATACGCGGAAGGATCAACCACATAATCAGGATCCCACGCAATACGCAGACGACCACGATGATATGCTGAACAAACCACCTGTAATCGCACCTCAATTGAACCCTTCCAATAGGTAAATGGCAAGGCTACCCATGACATAGGAGCAACATGGTGCTCTATACCATTATAGATACGTCCAGCCATGGGATTGACTAAGAATGAGTACAAATGACTATCAGAACCCTTAGAGTCATTCCACGTAAATGTGTCGATATACGACTCACGCATGGCTAGCGGAACTAAGGCCATCTCATCATGAGGAGCTAAGCCTACGACACGCGGATCGACTGTGAGTTCTTTCTTGGTTGAGACAGCCATACTGAGTGAAGTATCTGGAAAATCAGTTACAGCAGTTTCACCAAAATGTCTGATCAATGATGAATCTACTGGAATCAATCTTGGACGCGAATAACCAAAAAGAATGGCAACATTTGCAATAGTGTCCGCTATCATATTTGTTGCCTTCATAAACTTGCCAATCACGGGGGCATCAGCCAACCTTTTGCTAATGCTCGCTATCGTATGCGCTGGCATCGAAACAATTCCGTACTCACCCTGTGGGGCTAAATCAATCGGAACTCGAGAAGTTGGAGTATTAACATCAACTTCTGAAGCATATGCGAAAATTGTTATGGTTATCGGTTCAATACCACCATTTGCGTGCTGTAAAGCATTGATTGAAGATAAAACTAATTCACCCATCTTTCTCCAATCTCGAGTCGGAATATCCATGTAGGTTTTGGGAAAAAGAAAAGGCAATTCGATCTCACCACCTTCCGATTTACAAGGATCAATATATATATGAGGACGCTGCGACGCTTCAATTACATCCGTAATAGTAATGTTACGAAACAGTGTCACTTGATCCGTCCTATGGAGAGGAGTGTAAGCCATGATGGCACGACCATAATAGAAAGGATTGCCATTAATTAAAACTTGGACATTTAGTTTCATACGCAAATTCTTAAAATGAGCCAATCTGTTAGAAACTCGTGAATCTTCACAAAATAACGTCCATGGATTAAACGATTCGTGCATTTTAGTTCCCGGAGTCCATGTATAATTCGCAATTTTTACAGGTCTATTAAAGAAACCATCGTTAGTATCACTAGTTCTCATGTGAATTTCGGTGCCATCGGATTCCGTCTCACGACCAGACGTCCAGGCAGGTTGTTGGTGGGCGACATCCAACACGCCCACTCTTTGTGTAACTTTTGTGTATTGAAATATATTATTATTTGAAGTAATCCAATATTTGTTTGTACAATTGCGCGGGGGGGATTAAGCCCGAACAATCAGAATAGTTATAAAACATGCAAAGCCTAAAATATAAGTAACTAATTTATACAGTGGTAACCATATACATGCAATGAAAATGTTTTACCCGAATGTTACGTAGGATGGTTTATTCAGACCAACTGATTTTAAGTGGAGGATCAAAACTCAATAAATCCTCCGTGAAATAACGCGTGCGCAAGTCCCCTATCCAATTGCTATGTGTCCAGAACAATTCTGGAATTAGGGTGTCGATGTTCACGCGTCGACACGCTCGAAAAATGACGCTGTGCATCCTATCGAACGTCGCTCTATCATGCCGAGCTAGCTCGCGCATTTGCGCTACCGTAGTCGCTATTAAATACGACTCAATTGATTGAGAACCGGGCGTCCAAAAACAAAAAGGACGCATAATTGAATCCAGGCTCAAGGGTGACAGCATGTGACCTATTTCAGGCTCAAAACGAAATTGCCTTTTACAAAAATTGACATTATCGATATGTTCGAAAGCCTTACTAATTGGATTCTTGTTTGCATCTGTGTATTTCAAGTTCACACTATCGCAAAACCTACCCATTGTGATCATAGAGAACTCATCGGTTTTAGAACCACTGACCGAATCATCTCCACAAGTTGCTAAATGAACAACTGATCGAAAGGACGCTGCTTTAGGGCTCAACTTAAAGGTACCCTCCATTGCTGGGGCGAACCATGCGCAACGGTGAAGCAAACTGTTACAGATGCTATTAAGGATCAACGTAATCCAAGCACCAGACTTCATCCAACCGTCCAAAACGACAACACAACCATTATATGACACAAGCATTGACGCAATATCATCGACTAGCACACGCATAGCTATTACATCCTGCAGTGTGAAACCGAGGGCTGCACCTAAGCGCATAAGCACAACAGAACCCGCTCTAATCAATTGAGCAGAAAGGCGAATGTCCCAGCCGCTGTAATCACCAGCGCCAATTCGATCTAAACCAAAAGCAACCAGGTACTGATACAATTGGTCCCACTCGTCCGTCGTGTGGTTGATACCGGCGGCACACTCTGATATCAATGGAACGGACATTAAAAACGCTGCAATTGGACCAAAATATTTTTTCTGCAATAATATTGTTGCAAATGGTAGTACCATAAATGCTCGCGTAGCTTTCTTCGGGTTACCATCGGGACCAGCTTCTCGGGGCTCAATTTTCAAAGCAGTGACAGCAAGAGAATTAATTCTTTTACCAGATCGAGCAAGAGCATCCAGACGCTCAAATTCAGCCTTAAGTTCCGGCTTAGCATGATATAATTTCTTACCGTCTTCCATGCGATAAGTGATATCAACAAGCTTATCTTTCTTACCTTTCATGCCAAAACCACAAGAAGTCTCCTCCTTAATATCGTTAATGAATTTCGAATTTTCATCGCCATTCAGACAAACATCGAGACCCAAAGGTTCACGCTTACCATAATTCAAGCGTTTTAATTCAAGCTCAAGGTCAACTGTATAATCATTCACGGCTTTCATCAACAAATCTGGATGAATATCTCTCATGCAATCCATTTTCTTCGCAAAAATTTCTGCGTGATCTCGATCTGCACGTGGTTTAGGCAAGCAATGAATGGATTGGTAACCTTCTTCGGCCAAGACTTGCTTCATCGGTGTTTCACGCAGATCGCTAAAACCTTTGGAACGCATCATAGCAGACGTCCCTTTCAAGGTGCACCCAAAAGATGAAGGGTCCTCGTAATGAAACATAACATGTCTACGATCACATTCCTGGTCCATCTCAATCATTACCTCGCCATAAGGCGCTTTATTCAGCTCTATATCGTCGAAAACAAAAGGCCAGTCAACTTCCTCTGACTGACACTCAAAATCAACAGAAAGTTGAGCAATTGAGTCTTTGCGGGAAAATGAAGCCGCGCCGTTACCGCGAGAATCGCCTCCGCAATGAAAACCGACGATTTTTGGAAACCCGTCCATCGAAATAAGGGGTGACATACACTCACCTTTTTCAGTGGGTTCCGCCGGGGGGCGTAGCTGGAAAAGCAAACCTCTCTTAGGCAAGACACCAGATGAAGACTGGATAGCTCCAGGTTGGAGACGGACTTCACTCGTGAAGGATTCCAATGTACCACGCTTTCGGCGCAACATATAAGCCATTCCCGTGTATTCCTCATTAGAAAAGTACTTTAAAAGATTACACATCGATGGGCCACTAACCAGTTGTAACATCACTTTGTCATGGGGAGCTTCATGAGTATACACCCTCTCGACAAATGTTGAAAAACTATCATTGTCTTTGGCCATATATACTTTAACCTTATCCGAGGAACCTACACGTGAATTCCAGCTGTGAGCTGGAAAAAGTGCAAATCTCGAACAAACGAAAAACGCAATAGCTGAAGGAGCTTCATTATCTATTCGCATCTTCCATGTATTCTTCTTACACTTGTCCACCAATTGTAGCGGAGTAATAGTGCGCAGCTCGTGAGAGCTTTCTAATGGGATATAATTGCGAGAATCCCAATCAGAACGCTCCAACAATCGTTTCTGTATATCCGACATTGATGATGGTGCCAAGTTACCTTGATCTTGAATATCTATAGTATCTGGCAAAGGAGCTTGTTGAGGAGGAGGTTCTCTAACTAGCTTATATACCCTTTGAGGGGTAGCATAAGAACCATTATAATCAGCAGGCTCGACTTTAGTACGTTTTTCCATCATCTGAAAGGTCAAACGCAACATCGCAATGACACTAAGAGCTAACGTACCCCGCACAAGAAAAGTTGGCGCAACTTGTTGATGAATGCTGCTCAAAGTTAAACGAACAACATTATATCTCACCGCTTTAGCGTAACCTAACGCCGCGTTATAAATAAAAAACGCAAACAGCAAGAATGATACAAGTGAAAATTTCCAACTCCACTGATAATACCAGGGCAAATAAGCACACATTAATGATAAAAACAGAAATATGAAACGTTTCACTTTCTGATCTACCAAGAGGTTAGCTCCTACAAATATTTTAATTGCCTGTAAAGCAACGAAAAGCGCGTAGTTCTGAAACCACAACGCCAATCTACCACCCACGGTTTCCCACACGCGAGTAACTGTAAAACTAAGCATGTCCAACGCGTAGTCGTCAAGCAGAGTTCCAGCAAATTCTGCAATGATACCTTCGGGTTCGATATTTGGCTTAGCACAATCGCACCAGCCAGGCGCAACAGGGCACCGACAATCAACACAGAAAGGATAATCACGCTCCCGTAGTTTCTTACACTCGAGAGCTTCCTGTTCCATATTGTGCTGAACACACATATCTGAAAACCACTTCATAAAGATTCTGGCTTCCATAGGCTTCTCTCCGATATATCGGCGAACACATTCATCGCCAGAGCCTGTCTTCACCCATGTAAAAGGGTGAAATTTGTGCATTGGCACGCTAATTAATGGGCCCTGCTCATTTGCTAGCCTTTTATTCAATTTGCCATCAGTATCCGAAAATTCCTTAGTCAAAATAGTTTCAATGAACAAAATGCGGTTAAACGCAGCCAACGGCTCATGGAAAAAATAATTCGCATTCAAATGAGGAACATTAGTGTTCATAGCGACAACAGCAGGACGATAAAATATATTCGCCTTTCGCTCAACAGCTGATTGATTCGTGGGCATCGCAACATTGTTAACCAACTTCAAAATCTTTTTAATGACAGAGTTGTTCCCATTGTCGTGATCTGGGCGCAAAGCCTCAGCATCATCAATCTTGTAAACTCGCGTACCACGCTTGATGGTGTCGTCATACTCAGCATCAACTGGGATTGTGGCAATTTTATCAGGTGTGAAATCCTCTCCACACCCCATTTCGCAAGCTCTGATGAGCATATCAAGCAACTCTGTTTTCCCAATTTGCGAAGTACCAGTAAGACAAAACATAAAAGCCGACTTCCTGAAACCTTCGTTCTTTCTGTATGCTGTAATTTGTTCTAACAGCAAATTAACTTTCGAATATTGCAATTCATAAGTTACTGAAATTCGACCGCGCGAATTCAACAGAAGTTGTTTCAACTGGGCCTGCACTGAAGCAGTTTCACTCTCCAACTCATTCATAGCCTTCTCGCTAACATCTTCAAGTAAGCCGGCTTCGAGCTGCTTGCCTTGACTAATAATATTGGCAATACGCAAAGAAAGTGATGTTGGACAAATATACTCCATCCAATCTTCGCCTCTTCTAATCGCATCAACTAAACCAGCTGAATACTCCATAATCGAAAACATCGTTTCGAAATAAGAACGCGTGGAGATTGACAGAGTTTCTTTTTCCATTTTATCCAAGAAGCGAAATAGTACGGATTCCTCCTCAAAAAGATTCTTTGGTGCCAATCCTTGAACAATAACTACGCAAAGTACATCACGCAGAAATTTTCCAAAAGGAGCATCCATCAAATCAAGTGTAGAAGAACGCAGGCGAGCGACCATAGTGGTAAAATCTGACTCTCCCTCAGGAGAAATATCACCTCTTTGTAATAAACGCTTTTCGAGAAACTTTATGACGCTAACATTCAACTTACCAGCTAAGTAGCCTTGAATGGATTTGCTAATTTCTTCAGAATTAGTGCATGTAGAAATCAAAGACAACATAGCAACACCTTGCATTGCTAAATTGACATACACTTCATAATCATCACTTGGAACAGCTGCTGATAACGATTTCATCTGGTGCAAAACTTTCTCTTTGAACTTCTCGTCAGCTGCGCTTTCAGCGCCTTCGGGTTTAAGACCTTGATGCCGACCTTTGGCTCTCTTAAGCTCAAGAAGCTTCTTTTTCTTCTCTTCGACATATCTACAGAATCTTTCAGAATCTCGAGGATCATGTCGTTTCATCCAATTAATCCTTCGAGTACTTTTCTCAGACTCTGCGGTAGAAATATCTGCGTTAATTTCTGCTTCTTGTTCAAGAGCTTCTCGTAGCTCCACTTCTTCTATACCACTCAACTTCTCGCCTATAGGCAGTTTAACTCGCCGCTTGCCACCCTGAGGTTCGAGATCAATATCAACTCCACCAAACGAAGCAAATTCAATAGCAACACGCCAAATAAAACCACAGACAAAACAAAATGCCATGACCATGGCATATCGAGAAAGGGCATAGAAAATAAAATAAAACAATTTTTCTTTAAAGCTCAAGCCAAACTTAGGTTGACACCAATTAATAATACAATGTAGTGCCCAAGGAAACAGCAGGACTGCACTCATACAGAAAACTTCTGCATTGATAGCATAAATTTCCTTGAAAAATTCTTTATCTTTAATTTGTGTTTCAACGAGAGATACCAAGATCCAAACGTTAATACACCAAGAAACAATTTTGCGATTCAAATCATTTATCATTGAAAAGACTTCGCAAATCTTATCCGTTACGTGGAATTGATCCACTGCTCCCGGGTCTTCGGAGACTTCTGAGGGGGTATCCCCCAAATCGTAAGCTTTTGAGGCTATTGCTTGATCGATCATTATGATTTCTTCATTATCCATTACGTGGTTGTAAACCACTGCTCCTGGGTATTCGGAGTCTTTTGAGTTTTCGGGCTCGGTTTGAGAAACCATGTTTGTGGTGTGAATCGATTAAGCATTGAATTTCGGTGTGAAAATCCAATCCTCAACCAATCCACTCCGGGGGGGGAGTGAAAAGGAAAAGGATCCCTAATAAGATAGTCCAATCACAGTACACCGGGTTCGAAACCGGTAACTCATAGATGTCTCAAAAATCCACTTCCTCATCGCAAGCGAAGGGCATAGTGGTATTAGGGCGGCAGTTTATCGCCTAGGAACGTCCAGCCACCACAGCTGACCGCACAAATTCAGGATTGCTACATCCTACTTAAGCCTCATAAGCCTTGACTTGGGCAAGACTAGTTCCTATTTATTCATTAGAGAGATATAGGAATCTCAATTAATCACGCAAATTAGCAAGCTAAAATTTGCGCATGCTTTCTTAAAGCTTGCGTGTCTTTTTACTTATCGATCTATGACAAAAGACCGGAAATTATAGTTTTCAAACTATGTTAGACCAAATTCTAACTTGCTGTTATATATACAGTTTCAACTACTGCTGTAGACGAATGGCAGTAGTAACGTACGAAAATTCCTTGTTGTTTACTTCCTTCCCTGCGGAATCGCAGGACTTCGGACTCCATTACCTGTTACCGAATGTTTTAGTGTTTGTAATCACGTTAATTCCGTACAGTTTACATATCGTTATATACTAATCACAACTCAGTTCATGACTCAAAACATTGCAACCTCGACTTTTTCACAACGTCGCGTTTCAACAATACAACTATGACTCAGATCAGTATAAATAAGAATACATCTTATCAACTAGGTCCTTAACCTAATCTAACGACTCAATATCGTCATATCGAAAATTTGACTCC